CGGCGCGTGGCTGAGCACCACCACCTACGTGCTCGATGACGGGGTGTCCATCCAGGGCTCGAGCTACATCGCCGTCGCGCAGAGCACCAACGCGCCGCCGCCCAACGCCACCTACTGGAGCCTGCTGGCGTCCCAAGGCACGCAGGGGCCGACGGGCGCGCAGGGGCCCATCGGCAACACGGGCACAACAGGCGCCACGGGACCTGCGGGACCCCAGGGCATCCAGGGGCCTATCGGCAACACGGGTCCACAAGGCGTACAGGGCACGACGGGCAGCACGGGTGCCACGGGTCCCGCGGGACCTACGGGGCCGACGGGTCCACAGGGGCCGCAAGGCGTGGCGGGGCTGGGCATCAACTTCAAGGGCTCGGTGCCGACCTACTCTGCGCTGCCGACCAACCCCGTCACCGACGACGCCTGGACGACTACCGATACGGGCCACATGTGGGTCTGGAACGGCACGGCGTGGGTCGACGCGGGGCCGATGCAGGGTCCGCCAGGACCCGTGGGGCCGCAGGGCCTGCAGGGCATCCAGGGTCCGACGGGAGCCACGGGGTCGCCTGGCCCGACAGGATCCTCAGGTCCCGCTGGGCCCATCGGCCCGACGGGGCTGACGGGTGCCCAGGGACCCACGGGACCCCAGGGCCTGCAAGGTCCCTCGGGCACCGCGGGGGGTACGGGACCCACGGGACCCACGGGGCCGCAGGGCACCGAAGGACCCACGGGACCCACGGGACCGCAGGGCCTGACGGGCCTCACGGGCGCCGCAGGCCCCACTGGCCCCGCGGGCGCCAACGGCCCGACGGGTCCGCAGGGTCCCGCGGGCCTGGGGCTGAACGTCCTGGGCTCGGTGCCGACCTACTCCGCGTTGCCCGCCCAGCCGCAGCCCGCCAACAACGCCTACACCACCGCCGACACGGGCCACCTGTGGACCTCCAACGGCACCAGCTGGATCGACACGGGGCTGGTCAGAGGGCCAGCGGGACCGACGGGACCCCAGGGCACTACGGGCCCACCAGGCGCTACAGGCAGCCCAGGCGGCGTGGGGCCCCAGGGCTCCCAGGGACTCCAGGGTCCCATCGGCCCAGCGGGTCCCACGGGTCCCCAGGGACCGCCTGGCAACCCGTACGGCACGCCCGCGCTGGCCATCGGCGTGATCGTCCACTGGCGCCCGACGCGCAACACGTACGACCGCTACGGGCTGTGCAAGCCTGCCGTCTGCACTGAGGTCTTCGACGCCGTGGCCGACATCATCAACATGATCGTGCTGGGCACCAGCGGCTCGCCCGTGCTGCTGTACGATCAGGTCATCCACGGCATCGACGACGGTGAGTGGCACTTCATCTCGGACTGTCCGTACAGTCAATCCGCTCGGAGCCAGTTCTACGTTCAGCAAGGAGTCCTCGCGTGACGGACACCCAACCCGAAACCCCCCCTGTGGTAACTGAGACACCGCCGCCCCCGCCTATCCAGCCGCCGACGCCGCAAGAATCGCTGGCGGAGCAGGTGCAGCGCGAGGCGCTCGAGGTGCCCGAGAGCAGCAACCCCGCCGACTGGGTGCCGAATCGACCCAACATCCGCGTGCCCGAGCAGCCGCTGCTCGAGACGCCCCCCGAGCCTCCTACCCCGCCCGAGCCGCCCGCGCCACCCGAGCCGCCTGCGCCTCCCCCCGAACCGCCCACGCCGCCCGAGCCGCCTGCGCCTGCCCACGATCCGCACGCCGCGCGGCACCACAGGGACGACGCCGCGTGACCGCGCCGCCTGCAGTAGAACCCTTCGCCGCGCCCGCCACTACCACGGCCTATGGGCTGCCGTACAACGCCCTCCACGACGTGTACCCGTCGTCCACGCCCAACAGCTTCACGGTCAAGTTCCTGACCGACCAGCCGTGCATCTGCGCCATGGACTGGGCCGCGCTGACGGGCGACACGACCCAGACGGGCACCACCTCACCCGACGCCGCGGCGACCACCGTGCACAGCTTCACGGTCACCCCAGGCAGCCCGCCCGCCGTCGGCGGCCAGCAGTTCTCGTTCACGCTCAGGCTGGACAACACCGACACCTCGGGGCTGACGCTGCGGCCGTACAACGGCTATCTCCAGCTGGTCGGCGCGCGCACCACCACCAATCAAAAAGCTTTGCCCGTGCGCTTCTACACCTTCGGCGGCGCGCCCCCGCCAGGCGCGGGCGGCACCCAGCCAGGCGGCGGCGGGCCGAACATCGGCAACTGGTCGACGTACATCTGGGCGCAGTACAACCCCAAGCAGTCGGTCTACCCCGCACCCTGATGCCGCAGCCTGCCGCGGTCGCGGGCGCTCAGAGCGGCGTCCCGCTGTTCCGCACCTACGCGTGGCACACCTACAACTGGGCCAGCTACGGCCCCGTGTACGTCCAGCAGGCGTTTACCGCGATCAGCGCCAGCAACCAGACGGGCACCACCGCGCAGATCAACTTCACGCCGCAGTTCGCGGGCCGAGCGCGCGTGGAGTACAGCGTCGGCGGCAAGGGCACCCGCCAGCAGTCGCCCATCGTTAGCTGCACCGCGGCCACGCCGACGAGCATTGTCCTCTACAACCTGCAGCCCTCGACCGAGTACATCTTCATCATCATCGAGTACGCCACGCTGACCGACCAGACGGGTCAGAATCTGGTGCAGACGGGCTACTCGGACCAGTACGCCTTTGCGACCACGGGCGCGGGCCAGGCGGCGCCGATCATCACCAACCCGCAGGTCGCGCTCAGCGGCGGCGTGGGCAACCGTACCGCGACGATCACCTGGATGACCGACGTGCCGTGCCTGAACGAGGTCAACTACGGCGCCACGCTCAGCTACGGCTCGACCGCCTCGGACACCACCACACCCGCCAACCAGCGCGGCGCCACGGTGCAGATCGGCAAGCTGACCGCGGGCAACACCTACCACTACCAGTGCTGGTCGCAGGGCCGCGACTACGCCCACGGCGCCATTGCCACTACCGCTGACAATACCTTCGTGGCCTAGGAGAAAGCTGTGTCCGACGTCGGAAATCAGGCAGCATGGTCCAGTGTCATAGACGGCCTTGTGTTCAATCCCGAAACAGCCACCTGTGCCAAGTGGCTGGAACTCAAGAGCTACGGCACGTTCATCGGCGTGCCCGTCTCCGACGAGATCCCCGACCCCGACACGGGCGGCGTGCAGATGGCGTTTTCCTCGGGCGCGGTGATTTACTGGGACGCCACCAACGGAGCCAGCCTTGCTTAGCCCCGCCAGCCTGTACGCGCCGCCACACCTGACGCATGCCCCGCAGCCCGTCGGCTGGTGGGAGTATTTCGACGCCCATCGCGACCTGTACATGCCGCCGCAGGTGTACTCCTGGACGTGTAGCATCTGCGCCAGTACCTGGGTGCTGCAGGCCACGGGGCTGCACCCCGACGCGGCGCGCGAGGCCATCGCGGGCCAGATCGGTTACCCCAACTGCGTCAACGAGGCCGTCGGGCTGGCCGACACCCAGTGCCTGGTCAGCCTGTTCGAGGACTACGGCGTGGGCGCCGAGCGCGAGTGGCTCGACTGGGATCGGGCGTACGAGATCGCGAGCACCACCACGGGCTGCCTGAACTCGACGCGTTGGTACCACTTCGTGGCCATCCGCGGCGTACGCGATGGCAACCTGTGGATCGCTAACAGTGCGCCGGGCTATATGGGCATCTACGACGACGTCACCCCCGCTCAGTTCAACGCGTGGGCAGGCTCTTGGCAAGCGGTGTGGCTGCAGCGATGATGCGCGGGTGCCGCGTCGTCTCACGCCTGCCCATGAGAGGTATGCCTATGACCAGTCCGAGCCACCTGGACCTGTCACCTGCGCTATCTACCTGTTCGTGGTGCTGTTCATGCTGGTGGTCGTCGTCTACATCCTGTTCCGAACGGGGGTGATCTGAGCATGCCAGGCCCAGGCACCAGCAAGAAGTTCCCGCACGGCAAGAGCATCAAGAACCCCAGCACCTACGAGGCCCTCAAGCGCGAGGGCATGACCAAGCAGCGCGCGGCGATGATCTCCAACGCGGCGCTGACCAAGGGTGCCAGGAAGGGAGTGCACAGAAGTGGCAAGAAAAAGTAGTCCCAAGGGCATGCGCAAGCATCCCACCACACCCAAGACTCACCCGAAGACGATGCCCGCATGGAAGCGACCAGGCAAGTACTGAGCCCGAGCTACTGTTGGCGATGCGACAGGGCGTTCTGGATCTGGATCCCAGGAGGTGATGATGGCTACCAGGAAGACGAAGGCGCGGACAGGAGCTTCACCGAGTGTGCCCACGCCGCGCAAGGTCGGCCGCGGCAGGACGGTACCGCGCGCGGCGACGACTAACCTGCCGCAGACGATGAAGCCGCCGTTCATGGGGCTGGGCGTGGCGGGCGCGCCCAAGAAGACGCGCAGGAAGGCGTAGGCATGCCCTCGAAGATCAAGCGCACGGGCCGCTCCTCAGGCGGCGTCAAGGGCAAGGTGGGCGCCTCGAACCTGTTCGGCAGGGGCCGCGGCAAGGGCGCGCCGACCAAGATCAAGAAGCAGAAGTGACCGTACAGCCCCAGGTTCATGACCTGCCTGGCCTGCAGGGGCTGGACTTCTCGAAGCTGGGCAAGACGGGTGAGCGCTCGTTCCTGCAGGACATCATCGACCGCGCCGACGCGCGGCTGGTGCCGTACGTGCCGATCCTGCCCGAGGAGCGCCTCAAGACGTTCCACGAGCTTGGCTACACGCCGCACGGCCTGTTCGTGCCCGAGGACGCCGACGCGCGCCTGGACCTGATCGCCAGGATCAGGGCCATGGGAGAGGTGGCCGAGCCCGACGTGCGCCTGGGCCAGTACTTCGCGCTGCAGAAGGAGACCGAGGGCTGGCAGACCCAGGGCATACCTGGCCACTGGACGGGGCAACAGGCGCTGGCTCGCTCCCGCGCCCGCTTTCGTATCGTGGCCTGGGGACGGCGCGGCGGCAAGACCACCCACGCTGCAATGGAGGCCGTTGCCGCCGCGTACGCTCGGCCGCGCTCCTGGATCTGGCTCGCCGCGCCGACCATGAAGCTGGTCTCACGCGCCTTCGACAAGGTCGTCGAGACCATCCGCGACCTGGGTCTGGAGACGCGCACGCTCAGGGACACGGTGCAGGAGAAGCTGGTCGTGCTCGACAACGGCGCCAGGCTGGAGGGCATCTCGCTGGAGAACATCTTCTCGGCGGCGGGCGCGGCGATTGACCTGGCGGTCATCGACGAGGCGGCGCAGGTGGTGCCCGAGGCGTGGACGCGCGCCATCTTGCCGCCGCTGACCGACCGCAACGGGCAGGCGCTGCTGATCTCCTCGTGGGAAGGTGAGGGCGACTTCTTCCACGCCAAGGCGCTCGAGGCGCGCTCCGAGATGGTGCGCTACGGGCGGCAAGCCTCGTGGGAACTCTTCCAGGACGCGTCCTATGACATCAACTTCTTCGCCTTCCCGCAGGGCCGGCAGACGCCGGCACTGGTGCAGGCGCAGAAGGAGATGGATCCCATCGAGTTCCTAGAGCAGTTCGGTGGTATCCCCGCGAGCGCGCGGGAACGCGTCTTTCCCGAGTTCAAAGAGCGTGTCCACGTGGGCGACTGCCCATACAATCCCGAGCTTCCCGTCGTACTGGCTGTAGACCCGAGCGGCGGCTCGAATGCCTACGCCGTGCTCGCCATACAGGAATACGCCGACCATCATGAGATTATTGACGAGTTCTACTCGGCGCATATCTCGACTGAAGAGATCGTGCCGCAACTCGTCGCGCGGCCATGGTGCGACGCCGAACGGGTTTCCAGCGAGGATGCGCTCATGCCCCGCTTCGAGGTCCACAACGTCACTGACGTAATCATTGACTCTGCGGTACCCGAGGAGATGCGACGTTGGGAGCGTATGGGCTTCCCCGCGTATTCGGTACCCGAAAAGCCGCAGGTGTGGGAGCGGCTGCCGCTCGGGCGGAACCTGCTCAGGGACCCCGTGCGCTTCTATTACTTCTATCGCAAGCGCGTGAACCTCGTGCTCAGGGAGATGGGGCGTGAGACGGACAGTGACTACGACCTGCCCCCCGAGGAGCAGCGCGCGCTGGTCGTGCAGGTCGAGGAAGGTCTGGCCGACGACAAGCTCTTCGGAGAGACCCTCAACTGGCTCAAATCGTGTGCCCATGTGATGGTCGATAGACACTGCACCAACACCATCAACGAGTTCAAGAGCTACACCTACCCCAAGCGGCGGCGGCTGAACATGAACTACAACGAGAAGCCGCGCGACTGGATGAACCATTCTATGGATGCCTGGGGCTACTACGTGTGGACCAGACGCCGCTTCGACCACGACACCGAGCCCGTTTCCTTCAACTACCTCGAGATCCTGGCCAACGCCACCGAGGAAGAGGTGGATCGCAGGACCATCGGCCTGGATCAGGTCGTGCCGCCGCCCGCCACCCCCCGCGCGCGCATGGTCAGCTTCCTGGACCACGTGCGGCCGCCCAGCCTGAACCCGTACGAGCCGCAGAGCTACCTGGAGGCCGCGCACCGCTGACCGATGCCCGACTTCGAGATCGACGACAAGCCGACCTTCGAGGAGTGCCTGTACTGGCGCGACCACCTGAACAGCCAGTGGGGCGACCTCGATCAGGAGCAGGAAAATGAAGCCGACCTGTACTTTCAGATGTTCGACGTGGAGTCGCCTGGCGGGCGTCTGGCGGTCAAGACGGGCAGCGCGCCAAGCGACGCCGACGCGGCGATTGACAGTCTTGTACCGCCCGACATCTCGGTCCACGTTCGACCCGCGCGTGCGCGGGAGAAGTACCGCCGCCAGGCTGACAAGCTGACGCGCTTCGGCAAGGCGATGTTCTACTCCTGGCGGCGCAGGAAGGACTTCGTGCGCCAGATCGCCACCGACATGACCGTGCAGCGCGTGGGCGTGGGCCGCATCATGGTCGACCGCTCGCTGTGGCCTGAGAAACCCGACGGCATGGAGGGCTCCGAGCCGCCCGAGCAGGGCGTCGAGGAAGACGCGGAGTCCTACCGCGCCCGCCTGGAGTTGTGGGAAGACACCGACGAGGAGGACGCCTGGGAGGTGCGGCATCGGCGCAAGAACCCGATCATCTTCCAGCGCCGCGACCCCAGGATCTGCCGCTGGCGCGAGGCCGACTCGGGCGAGCTACTGGTGGTCATCGAGCACTACCAGACCTCGGTCATCGAGGCGCAGCACGCCTGGGCCTCGCTCTACCCCGAGGGCGTGGCCGACGCCTGTCGCGGGCTGGAGCCCGACTCGGACATCTGGGTCGACGACGTGTGGCGGGGCAGATGGCGCTGTCTCATCCTCAACGACATCCCGTTGTTCCCCATCGGTGGCAATGGCGAGTACCGCGGCGTGGCCGAGCACCACTACCCCGAGATCCCGTACGTCATCGCCCCCTTCAGAGAGTTGACCTTCGATCAGATGGAGCGTAAGTACCGCGGCATGCTCAGCAACGCCGCGGGGCTGTACCCCATCGAGTCAAATGTGCTGACCATGCAGGTCTGGATGCTGGCCATCAACGCCTGGCGCACGTACCTGGGCTGGACCAAGGACGGCCGACAGCTTGAGATCAGGCCAGGCCAGTACATACCCATCGACCAGCGCATCGGTGAGTACCTGCAGATGCTCGAAGGTCAGCCCGTCCCCGACGAACTGCTCAAGACCAGCGCTGTAATGGACTCGTACATTCAGCGTAACGGTGTCGCCCAGGGGCCGCGCTCGGCGGAGGGCACGCGCTCCGCCCAGCAGCTGTGGGCGGTGCAGTCGATGCGCACGCTCAAGATAGAAAGCGCTAAAGACGCCCTCACGCGCCTGCTGCAGCGCTCGCTGGAGATCGCCAGCGCGGAGCTTGAACTGATGCTGCGCGACCGTCTGGTGCTGCCAGTTCCTGGCAAGGATCGCGAGGGTGAAGACCTGGGTGAGGTCGCGGTACGTCCAGAGGACGTGGATGGCTACTGGGAAGGTTTCGAGGTCTCCCTTGGGCGTCGCCTGGATCCAGCGTTGCTCGAACAATGGAAGGCGCTTCAGGCGTTGCAGGCCAACAAGTGGATGCCGCACCGCACCAGCATCGAGATGTCGGGCGCGACGGACAATCCACAGGAGTGGCTGGACGAGTTGGTCCGCGAGGCGGTCGATGCCCTCCCGTTCATCGTCGAACAAGTCGGCCTGGAGCGTATCAAGAACTGGTTTGGCGAAGACAGTGAGCGCTTCATCGTGCTGTCTCAGAAGCTCCTCGAGCAGGCGGGCCAGGGCGGCCAACAGAAGAGCCCCATGGCGCCGCAGGGTGGCACGCAGCAGCCTACCTCGGGCGCGCCCAGGGGCACCGCGGGCGGCGGCGGCACGCCAGGCGACGCGATGGCCAAGGCGCTCACCACGCAATCCCGCCCGCGCACCTCGGGCAGGGGCAACGCGCTGCCCGCTGGACGCGGCGGGGCGCAAAGCATAGGCTAGCGGCATGGCCGACGACCCGATGCCGTTCCTGCAGCACGCGCGGCCGACGCTCGGGCCTGACATTCGGCCCATCGCCGCGGGTGAGATCAACGGCAGGCCGCTGGACGAACTCTCTACCAGCCCCACCAGCCCTCTGTACAGGTCCAAGATCCCGCTGCCGCCGTGCCACCAGTGCGGCGAAGACCACATCCCTGGCAAGAGCTATGGCCACAACTGGATGCCCGAGCCCGAGCCCCTGAAGGAGCCCGAGCTACACTACGTGCACGCCATCGAGCCGTCCCAGATCGTCCCCGCCACGCCGTTACGGAAGCGTGTGGCGGTCTACGTCGGGCGCAGCGACACCTACATTGTGGCAGTTGAGACACCTCCCGACTGGGATACCGAGCAGTCCTTCAAGACCACGGGGGAAGAGGCGCTATTGATGGTCCGAATGGCCCGCGCGCTGGGTACAAAAATCGCTGATAAGACGGGTGGCGACCTTGCTGCTCTGGCCCAGGATGCCAGCGAACCTGCGTAAGCTCATGGGCGAGGTGCCCAGGCCGATGCAGATCATGGCCGCCGAGGCGCGCGACGAGCCCGCGCCCATTGGCCAGACGCCGATCTCGGCGGGCGAGCAGCGCGCGCGGCTCGAGCCGCTGATGGGCCTGATCGCTTCGGGCGACCTGCCGCTGGATGAGACCGCCGCGCGGGCCATCAAGACCTACATCGACCAGATGGACAAGCGCGCCAAGTAATGTCCTGGTCGCCGCCAGGCCAGTCCGCGCCGCAGGATCGCTGGCGCTACGACCTGAGCAAGAAGGTCTTCACCCCGCCTGGCCTGCTGTCCGCGGCGGGCAGCACGCAGGTGGTGCTGCCGCAGGACTTCCAGCGCCGCAACGGTCAGGGTTTTCATCTACTCACCAGCCCGCCAGGCAACCAGGCGCCCCTGGAGCACATCAACTACACCCCCGAGACGGGTGAGATCCACGGCCGCGGCCAGGCCGCGCCGCAGGACAAGCTCAACTACACGCTGCTGCCCGAGAGCGCGCTCAATACCCAGCCGCCAGGCCAGGGCGCGGGTCACGGCGCGGCCACGGGCGCCATCGCGCAGGGCATGGGCGCGGGCCTGGGTGCGCCGCCAGGCAGCCAGGACCTGAGCAACCCGACGCCGACCCTACCTCCAGCGCCTGCCAGTTGGGACGCCAGCCAGGCCGCCAGCGACGTGCCGATGACGGGCCAGGGCGGCGGCATCCTGAGCCCGCTGCCCGCCACGGGCAATCAGAACGACCCGAGCGCGTGGAACGCGATTGGGCCGACGCCTGGCTATGCCCCGACGCAGAACGCGCAGCGCACCATCCAGGCGCTGCAGGGTACGCCAGGCATGCCGCCGCCGCCGCGTCCACGCCAGCTGCAGCCTGGCCAATCGACGATGGGCATGGGTCAGGGCTTTGCCACCAGCCCGCCGATGGGCGCGGGCGCGGGCGCGCTGCCCGCGCCTGGCGTGTTCGGGCAGAAGGGCGGCCCCTTCGCGGGCACCCCGCCGCTGAGCGGCAGCCCGAACCTGACGGGTGCCAGCCCGACGCTCAACCGCGCCGCGCCGCAGTGGGGCGGCGGCGGCACGCCCATAAACGCGCGCATGGGCATGGGCCAGGCGCAGCCGAATCTGGTGACCAGCACCACGGCCACGGGCGACGCGGGCGGCGGCGCGACGGGCGACGCGGGCGGGCCGTCGCGGCCGCCCTCGCCTGGCGGCGCGGCGCCAACGTCAGGCAAGCCGCAGGGCCCGCCCAGCGACGTCGGCGCGCTGCAGCCAGGCGGCGCCCAGCGCTCCCCCGTGTACGACACCACGGGCAAGATCGTCATCGGCTACTGGGTGCCCGACCCCTCCAACCTGGGGCCAGGCCACTTCGAGGCCGCGCCGACGGGCAAGGGCCAGACGGGCATCAACTACAACACCGACGGCTCCATCGACGTGGTCGTGGTCGACGAGCAGGGCAACGTCAACGTCACCCACAAGTCCCCGACCGACCCGACGCAGGCGCAGCAGGCCAAGGACATCGCCGCGGCCTCTGCCAAGAAGGCGTCGGCCGACGCCGACAAGGCAGCGGCCGACGCCGAGGCGGCCAGGGCGACCACGGATGCCGACAAAGCCACCGCGCAGGCCAAGGTCCAGGCCGCGGACCTGGCCGTGCAGCAGGCGCAGGCCACGCTGGACCAGACGCGGCAGGCCTCCAAGATCGCCACCGCGCCGAAACTCACGACCGTCACCGACGTCAACGGCCACGTCTACAACCAGGACCCACAGACGGGCAGTCTGGTCGACACGGGCGTCGTCACGGCCACCAAGGGCACGGCTTTCCAGTACACGGGCAACGACGGCTCGCTGCACCTGTACGACCCGAACACCAAAGAAGACACGCTGCTGCAGCCGCCCGACCCGTACAAGGGCTACCCGCCGATCAAGGACAACAACGGCTACATCCAGTGGAACCCCAAGACGCAGAAGTTCGAGCGCGTCTGGAAAGACGACCCGACGTGGACCACGCAGGTGCGCGACGGGCAGATCGTGGCCACCAACAACCAGGACCCGAGCCAGACCAGGATCATCGGCATCCCCTACACGCAGACCGAAAAAGACGCCCACGCCACGGCCATCGACAACCACAACCAGGCCGTCGAGAACCTGCAGGTCACCAAGCAGCAACTCGCCGCGGGGCAGATCACGATGGCCCAGGCGCGCGCCACGCTGGAGCAGACGGTGCAGAACCTGCTGCACCCGCAGCCGACCATCCAGGGCGGCAACCTGATCATCCCCGCGGGCACCTCGACGCAGGTCGAGGACTACAACCCCAGGACGGGTCAGACCAGCACGCAGACCGTCGACACGGGCCAGCAGGACCCGCGCATCGCCCAGGCGGTCAGCCAGATCGACCAGATGATCGCGGGCGTCGGCGGCCCGCAGACGTACCTGGGCACGGACACGGGCACCACGATCAACGCGAACACGGGCACCACCATGACGGGCGGCACGGGGCTGACCCCAGGCGGCAGCGTCACCAGCGCGCAGGGTGCCCCGAGCGCGACGGGTGCGCCGAGCACGACCACGGCGCCCTCGCCGCCCACACCCGCTGCGTCCACCACGCCCACGGGCCCGTCGGGCAACGTCCCGCCGACCGACACGGCGGGCAGCCACCTGGCGGGCGACGTCGCCGCGCAGGGGGTGGACGTCAACCCAGGCGGGGTGAACATCCCGTTCACCCAGATGCCAGGCCCAGGCGGCAACCAGGCGCCCGCGGGCGCGGCCAACGACCCCTACGGGCTGATCGGCAAGAACCTGCTGATCAACCCAGGCGGGCCGAATCAGCCCGTGGGCGGCGGCCACGAGGGCATGGGCGCGGGCATCAACACGCCTGGCGGCTGGGTCACGCGTCCCGCGCCCTTCGCGCGCGCCACGGGACCAGGCTGGATGGGGGGTGTGGGCGCGGGTCAGGCGATGCCGACGACGCTGCCGCCGCCGCAGCTGCCAGGCCCTGGGCCGACCAACCCAGGCGAGCTACCCAGCCCGCCACCGATGATCAACACGGGACCAGGCCAGGGGCCAGGCAACGCCATCAACACGGGTCCAGGCCCAGGCGCGCAGGGACAGACCACCGACAGGGGCGTCAACTGGACGCCGCAGCTGGCCGATCTGGTCAAGCAGAAGGTCAACGAGAGCCTGCGCGAACTGCTGGGCTGGCCGAAGCTCGAGCAGACGCCGCCGACCGACCAGCCGCTGTACGGCACGCAGGGCGGCCAGGACGTGCCCACGGTGCAGTACGGCAACCCGAGCACGGGCGAGGTCGGCCCCGCGGAGCAGTCCAGCGACGTCGGCGGCGAGGGCTGGGTCGACCTCGGGCGCCACATGCCTGGCTCCAGGCCGCAGGGCATGACCCCTGAAGAGCTTCAGGCTGAAAACCTGTCCTCTGGCACGGGCCGAAACATCACCCCCGAAGCGCAGGCCGAACTCGAGCGCACGCGCCAGGAGCTTGGCACCACGGGCGCGGGCCACATGTCCAACTACTGGCAGCCCAAGGGCTACGGCACGGGCCAGCAGCAGCCGCAGCCGAACGTGGGTCAGCCCTCGGGCTGGCAGCCCCCCGCTCCGCCGAACCCCCCCAATCCGCAACAACCCGCGGCGGCGGGCGGGGCCAAGCTGCCGCTGCCCAAGTGGATCCAGTACCTGCTGCGGCGACACCCCGAATTGCTGCAGAGCGCTGGGCTGGCAGGCGGGGGTCCACAACAGGGTGGGCCTCCTACACCCCCACAGGGCGGCCCAAGCCTACCGCCCATGGGTGGCGGCCAGGCGCAGCCGCCGCAGCCAGGCGCGCAGGTGGCCGCAGGCGCCCCGCCCGCGCAAGGACCTGGCGGTGCTCCGATGCAGCCGCCTCTGCTTCCCAACGACGTGGCTGGCATCGGACACCGCTTCGGTCAGCCGATGAACGTGGGCGAGCCGCAGCATACGGGCATCGACCTGCAAGCGCCTGAGGGCACGCCGACGCAGAGCCCCACCGACGGCGTGGTGGCCGACGTGAGCCACGACCCCGACGGGCTGGGGCTGACGGTCGTCATCCAGGGCAAGGACGGCTCGCAGCACAAGCTCGGCCACCTGAGCAGCACCAAGGCCTACAAGGGCATGGTCGTGGCGCGCGGCCAGGACCTGGGTTCGCTCGTCGGCAGCACGGGGCTGACCACGGGCGCGCACCTGCACTGGGGCGTGCAGGACGGCCAGGGACAACCTGTGGACCCCACGCAGGCGCTGCCGCCGCAGCAGCAGAACATGCCGCCCGTGCCAGGCACCGAGCAGATGGGTCCGCCAGGCGGCACGGGCGCGCCGCCTACGCCTACGCCCCCTACAGGTGGCGCGGGACACATGTCGAATGCCAACAACCCCAAGGGACAGGGCGTGCCCGCGGCGCGAGCGCGTTCGGGGGCGGGCCAGGACAGCGCCAAGGGAGGGGCGAAGGCGACCGTGGGATGGCCCCCAAAAGGCCAGCGAGCGCGGCGCAGGTGGGGCAAGCCCGACCCGAGCCTGCCTACCCGCGTTGGCGCGGGGGTTGAGGCTGACCTGGCCGCGGTAGGCGCGGGCCAGGGGGGTGGGGGTGGCGGCGGCCAGCAGTACCAGGCCATGCCTGGCGTCAACACCCAGAGCCCCGACTACCAGGCGGGCTACGACGCGGGCGTGCAGGCCACTGAGAAGCCAGGCACGCCGCCGATCTTCATGCCCGCGCTCAGCCAGCCGATCCCAGGCGGCCAGTGCGGCGGGGGCCAGGGCGCGGGCCAGGAGGCGGCGGGCTGGGGCGACGACAACGCGGACAACCTGTGGGACAAGTACCAGGCGCGCGAGGTGCAGGGCGCCATGGGCGCGGGTGCACCCGCTCCGCAACCCGACCCGAGCGCGCCGACGTGGCACGGCGAGCCGTGGGCCTCGCCCATCGACCACCCCCAGATTACGGGCATCGGCAATCCCTTCCGCGGCAAGTGGGCGGGGGGTCGGGACATCCACAACGGCGTGGACATCGGCGCCAATCACGGCACGCCCGTCAAGGCGCCCGTCAGCGGCACGGTGACCGAGACGCCGTTTCTGCAGAAGACCTTCGGCCAGCGCGTCATCATCGAGGACAACCACGGCCACAGCCACGTGCTGAGCCACCTGAACTCGATCAGCGTGCAGGTCGGGGACACGGTCAAGGCGGGCCAGGTGGTCGGCACGGTGGGCCAGACGGGCGAGTACGCGCGCGGCCCGCACGTGGACTACCGCATCCGCACCCCGCAGGAGAACCACGCCGACCCGATGCCCGTGCTCGGCCCGAAGTGGTCGAGCCACCCAGGCAACCCGCCAGGCCAGGGTGCGGGCAACATGGGCGCGGGCAACATGGGCGCGGGCGCCCGACGCCTGTGCGGCTGCGGCGGAGGCGGCGGCTGCGGCGGAGGCGGCGGCTGTGGCGGCGGCTGCGGCGGCGGATGTGGGGGAGGCTGCGGTGGGGGTTGTGGGGGAGGCTGCGGTGGCGGGGGCTGCGGTGGCGGCGGTTGTGGAGGCGGCGGTTATTGCGGCGGCATGTGCGGCGGCGGCGCTCCCAGCCTGGGCTACGGCGGCCCGCCCAACCAGGGCGCGTGTGGCGGCGGCTTCTGTGGCATCAACCCTGGCGGCCTGCCCATGTGCGGCACGGGTCCCCTCTTCGGCGGCTGCGGCGGTGGCGGCTTCTGCGGCACGTGCGGCGGCTTCTGCGGCATCAACCCAGGCGGGGTCATGCTCGGCGCGTGCGGCCTGCCGACGTACCTGACGGGCGGCCTGTGCGGGCCAGGCGGCGGACGCGCTGCTGCCGTGCCACAGAGCCAGAACAGGGTCCAGATCAGCCCCTACGACAAGCAAGCCCTCAGCAACCAGGCGGCGGACATCGCCATCCGTCAGCAGTACGAGAACGACCGCCACGCCGAGGTCCTGGCGCAGATGGCGCAGGACCTGATGATCCACCAGGACGACCTGGCGTATCAGTACGCGGTGCAGCAGGAGACCAACCGTCACAATCAGGTCACCGAGCAACTCACCGCGCGCCAGCAGGACCTGTCGGGACAGATGGACAAGCTGGACAACCAGACCAAGCTGGACATCCAGAACATGGCCAACCAGAGCGCCACGCAGATCGAGAGCATGCGCGAGGCGTCCGCGGTGCAGCTGCAACAGATGCAGGAAGGCACACAGGTCTACCTGCAGCAGGGTCAGCAGGCGTTCAACGACTGGCAGTCGCGCCAGACCAACTACATGAGCATCCTGTCCTCGGCGCTGGGCAACCCGTGGATGCAACAGTTGTCGGGCATGACCCCGCCAGGCGGCGCGGGCACGCCCGTGGGCGGCGCGAACATCGCCAATCTGGTGCAGCAGATCCTGCAGCCGTTCGACACCTCGCAGTTCAGCGCGGCCAATGCGCCGTCCAGCATGAACCTGGGTGGACCCGCGCAGGGCCCCACGCCGCCCGCGCTGCCCGCCGAGCCGACGGCGGGCCAGGTCAACCTGCCAGGCGTCAACTACAACCCCAGCACGGCCAACTACGCGGGCATGCCAGGCGTGCCAGGCGGCGCGGCGGGGGTGCTGGGGGGCACGACCCCAGGCCAGCCGCCAGGCTCGACGACGGGCCTGATCACGGGCGGCGTCAACCTGCAGCAGTACCCGCCTGGCACGGTGGTGCGCACCGCCAACAACCAGTTGGGCATCGTGCAGGCCAACGGCTCGATCACCCCAGGCGACACCTCGAACCCCGCCATCGCCGCGGCCGTCCAGGCGGGCGGGCAACAGGGCACGCCTGGCACGCCTGGCAACCAGGCCAGCGGCACGGGCTACTTCGTGGGCACCGACCACCGCATCCACGTCGGCTCCCCGAGCGGCAGGGGTCAAGCGGGCTGGGGCTCTGACCAGGGCCTGCCCGCCGACCCGTCCTGGCCCGTGGGCACCCAGTCCAGCAACCCCTCGGTCTTCCAGAGCCCGCAGTCGGCACCCACGCAGGGCACCCCAGGCGGAGCGCAGATCCCGACCATCAGCGACCAGCTGTGGGCCAGCGCGACCACGGCGCAGGCGCCTCAGGCAACGCCCGCGGCACCAGCGGCAACCGCTGCGCCTGCCCAGGCGATGCCAGGCACGACGGCAACGGGTGGTCCGCAGCAGGTGGCCGCCGCGGTGGCGCCCGCGGGCCAGGCGCTGCCAGGCAGCAACCAGGGCCAGGGTGCGCCGCAGGCCAGCCCGCAGGGACCCTTCACCACGTCCACGGCGGGCGGGCAGGGCATCAGCATCCCCGACTGGAACACGTGGCAAAGCTGGTCGCCGTGGCAGAAGGCGGCCTACCGCGCCAACATCTCCGCGCTGGGGCCAGGCGTGTGGAATCAGGTGCAGCAGTCGCTGCAGAACTCGTTCGCGTCGCAGGGCGGCAGCCCCGACGTGACCCAGCTTGCGGCGCTCTCGGCCAACCCCGCGCAGAGCATCGGCCAGCAGATGACCGCCGAGGCGTTCGGCCAGACGCCGAGCCAGTGGCAGACGCAGCAGGCGCGCCAGTGGTCGCAGGCGCAGGCGCCGCAGGTCAAGCAGAACCTGATGCAGACGCAGGGCGGCGCGGCGTCCAGCGCGGCCACGCCTGAACAGCAGTACGGCGTCTAGGTGGCTATCGACTTCCGCGCCGACCCCGTCGGCCAGCGTACGAAGGGCTGGGTGCCCAGGGGCCAGGGCAAGCTCAAGCTGGTGCCTGGCTGGGAGCCGCGGCCCGAGTACGGCGCGGGCCAGGCGCTCGAGGCGGGCGATGGCGGCGCGCCCGCCGACGCGCAGCCGCCGAGCCCACCCGCCGATCCCGACCTGCAGGCCCACCTCGGCGGGGGCTGGAAGCCGCCACCCACGCCCGTGCCCGCCGACCAGCCCGACCGCGTGGCAACCCAGACGGTTGCCCCACAGCCCGCGCCAGTGTATCATGCACCTCAAGCGCCCGCGCTGTCCCCGCCCGCGCCCAGGCGACCCGCCCCCCAGCCGAGCCCGCCTCCTGGTGCTCCGCAGGCTCCCTCGGGCGGCGGGCCGCCACCGCCTGCTCCTCCTTCTCCTGCGCCGCCGCCGCCGAAAGGCTCTACGCCACCGCCCCAGGCGGGCAACCGCACCGCCAGCCAGCAGTCGTTCCTGAACGACCTGACGCCCACGGCCAAGAAGGTCTCGGCCGAGACGGGCATCCCGTGGCAGGTGCTGGTGGCTATCCCCGCCAACGAGACGGGCTGGGGCAGCGCCGTGTTCCACAACAACTACTTCGGCGTCAAAGACCCCAAGGGCCAGCCCTCGCGCACGTGGGAAGAGGTCAACGGCCAGCGCGTCGACATCACTGACAACTTCGCTACCTACGACAACGCCGAAGCCAGCATGCGCGGCTTCGTCAGCTTCCTGCAAAACAATCCGCGCTACGCCGACGCGCTGGCGTACATCCAGAAGAACCCCAGCGACTGGCCCACCTTCGTGCAGATGCTGCACAAGCAGGGCTACGCGACCGACTCCAACTGGTCGAATCAGGTCATCGGCATCGGCCACGGGCTCGAGTCAAGCTCGACGATGCCGACGGGCGACATGAGCCCTGGATCTTCGGTCTCGTCGGCTTCACGTGGGGAGGGCAAGCTGTTCGACGTCGCCAAGAGCGCCATCGGCAGCAAGTACGTGTGGGGCGGCGCGGGCGGCAGGAGCAACTTCGACCAGCCCTTCGTCGGCAGCGACTGCAGCGGCTTCGCGGCGTGGGCGTACCGCAACGGGCTGGGCATCAACCTGCCCGCGTATACGGGCTCGATCTGGTCGGCCTCCAGCCCCATCAGCCAGCAGGACGCCGTGCCAGGCGACCTGATCCTGTTCGGCATGAACCAGTCCGACCCCGCGCAGCAGCACGTGGCCATCTACGAAGGCAACGGCATGATGATCCACGACAGCAGCGCCAACCCAGACGGGGGTGTGGAAGAGACCTCCATCTGGCCAGGCGGCTCGTTCCGCCGCGTCAACGGCGTGACGCCTGCCGATCTGTCCACGCCTGGTGCGGGACCAGGCGTGGGCACCTCCACGACGACGTCCAGCCCACAGACGTCGACCAAGGGTCAGCTGCTGGACCCCAGCAACCTGCCGCGGGACGACCCGAACCACCCCATCACCCACCTGCAGTCGACCTACCCCAACTTCCCCGTTACTCGATTGGGCGGCGGCAACATGGGCGCGGGACAGGACGATAACCCTGTTGGCGGCTTCTTCTCGAGCCTGGGCAGCGCCGCCAACCAGGCGCTGAGTAACGTCGTCGACTGGGCCAGCCCCGCGCCCGTCAGCCCCGAGCAGGTCCAGCAGGCGGGCCAGGACATGAGCTTCGGGCCAGGCGGCGGCTTCGGCGCGCCGACGGGCGGCGAGCAGCTTGCCGCGCAGCGCAACGCGGCCATCGAGCAGGCCAACCCGATCAGGGACGTGCCCGTGGTCGGCGGCGCGACGACGCTGGCCGCGCAGACCGTGCTCGACCCCACCAACCTCGTGCTGGCGGGTGCCGCGGCGCCCGAGGAGGCCGCCGCCAGGGTGGCCACCGAGGCGGCCCCCGCTGCGGAACAGGCCGTCGCTCAGCACAACCCGCTGCAGGCGCTCAGCGAGAGCCTGGCCAAAGACCTGAGCGCCCCCAAGCCGACTGAGCCGTACGTCAACCCAGCCGCGCAGGTCGAGAGCCCGCGCAGCTACCCCGAGCCGTCTAAACCGCCCGAGCCCCCCCAGCCGTCCACGCCGCTCAAACCTTCCCCCCCGACGTCTGCCCCCGCTGCGCCGACGGGACCCGACGCCAGCCAGCTAACCCAGGCGAATCAGGTCCAGCACTTCTACAACAACCAGGGCGACGTCATCGACGTGCACGCCACGCCTGGCGTCACCGACAACCACAAGCAGTTCAGCTTCGTCAACAACACCACGGGCGCCGTCGAGCACCAGACCGACGACCTGCAGCCCGCGCACTGGGCGGGCGACAAGTACGCCCTGCAGAGCATCTACGACGACGCGATGTCGCGCAAGGGGCCAGGCCTGACGCCCGTGCCCAGTTCGCTGGCGGGCGAGCCCACCGCCGTCAACCGTCCGCCGTCCAGCCCCGAGTACGCGCGCACGCCCGCGGGGCCGAGCGGCTGGACGCCCGAGCCCGTACCAGGCGAGCGGGGCCAGCGCGACGCGAATGGCATGACCGACAGCGAGCGGGCCGCGGCCCAGGCGTTCCACCAGTTCTATGGCGGTGACATCTCCAGCGACGAACTGACGGCCACGCTGGGCTACGGCATGGGCCTGAACGCGGCGCGCACGCAGGAGGCCGTAAGGTCGGTGCAGCAGTACGCGCTGGAGCAGATGCGCCAGGGCTACCCAGGCTTCCTGAAGAGCCTGCCCATGGTGTCGGTGCACCAGATGGGCAGCTTCACGGCCGACGATGCTCGCACCCAGGCGTTCCGCTACTTCGCGCGGCTGGGCACCGACGGCATCCGCCCAGGACCCAACTACTACTCCAGCCCAGGCGCGTGGAAGCCCGAGAACACGCTGGGCGACGCGGGCGGCCACGGCGAGGTGCAGGCCAAGGGCTGGTACACCGACACCAACCCCAGGACGGCGCGCGACCGCATGGGCGGACCGATCTACACGCGCATGTACAACCTGACCAAGCTCGACCCGACGAAGGTGCTCGACCTGATGCACGACCCGTCGGCAAGTGGGGTCATGCACGCCGCCTTCAAGGAAGCCGAGGATCGCTACAACGCGGCGGGCGGCGGCAGGTCGAACTACCTGGACGACCCCGCCTGGAACGCGCACCTGACCGACGTGCTCAAGGAGCAGGGCTACGACGGCGTCTACGGCGGCGGCTACTCGAACGAGCCTGGCGAGCTACTGCTGCTGCGGCCGCCCGAGGAGCTTGGCTCGCTGGTGGCTGACGGTACCTACCGCGACATCATGGGCATGTTCCAGGGCCTGCCCAAGTGGACGCCCAGCGCCTTCGCGGGCTTCGCCGTGGCCAGCTACCTCGTCTCACGTGACAACCCCAAGTTCCAGAAAGCCATCGACCAGTGGAAAGCGCCTGCGCAGGGCATGGGCACAGGCACCCAGCGCGGCAAGCCGACGATGTCCAAGAAGGAGGCCAGCTACACCAAGAAGGCGCCTGACGACAACTGCCAGGACTGCCAGATGTTCAGCAAGAACACCTGTTCGCTGGTCAAGGGTTTTATCCACGACAGGGGCTCGTGCGACTACTTCGAGCCTGCCAAAGCGCAGATGGGCGCGGGCCAGGACAACGGCACGCCCTGGTGGCAGCAGGCCACCGACTTCGCGCAGAGCGCGCTGCAGAGCGCCGAGAGCGCCGCGGGCAACGTGGTGGGGGGTGTGGTGCAGCAGGCCACGCGACCCGCCGACCTGGCGCCAGGCCAGGTCTCGGCCAAGGAGCAGCTGGGGCTGACGGGTCCCCAGGCCGACCAGCCGCTGCCGCCGCCCGCACCACAGCCGTCACCCGCCCCGCAGCGCCAGTCGCTACAGGCGCCGACGAACGCCACGGGCCAGCCCATCCTGCAGGCGCCGCCGCCGCCCGATCAGCCCAGGATGGTCTCGGACGTGGGCATTGCCTCGCGCCTGCCGACGTTGCCCGCTGATAACCCGATCATCTCCCCGCGCGCCGACCCCACCGCGAAGGACGCGGCCGTTGGCGACGCGCTGGCGACCAGCGTGCTGCCCGACCAGATTGCCAACCAGGGTGTGGACACGCCGATAGGCAAGATCACCGCGCACGACGTGGCCGCGCAGGCGCTGCGGCCGTCGGCGCTAGCGGCGCTGCCCGTCACGGGCGCGGCCAACGTGGGCATGAACGTCGGGGAGTACGCCGCCACCAAAGCCGCTGAGGCGGGGCTGAGCAAGCTGGGCGCCGCTGGCGCGGCGGCCGCCGAACGCGTCGCCCCCGTCGTTGGCAAAGCTGTGGGCACCGCCGCCGACGCGGCTATTCGGCCTGTGGCCGACAAGCTCGCGGGCACGCCCTTCGGCAAGTTCATCACCGAAGACGTGGTGCCGCACCGCCAGCAGGCGCAGGCGGCGGTGGGCTTCGCGCTGGCGCCCGCCAGGGGCGCGGCCATCGGCGCGACCACGGGCGGCGCGCTGAGCGTCTACGGCGACGTCAGCCACGCCACGCCCGAGCAGATGGCCGACCCCAGCTGGTGGCCCGACGTGGCCATGCGCGCGGCGCAGAACGCCAAGTTCGGCGGCGAGCTAGGCCTGGGCCTGGGCGCCGTGGCACCAGTCGCGCGCTGGGGCTGGGATCACACGGTCGGGCCTGGCGTAATGCAGGCCTTCCGCGCCGCCTTCGAGCCCGTCAAAAATATCCCCAGCACGCTCACGCAAGAGGCGTACATGACGCGCGCCGACAAGATCAACAAGGCCATGACCGCGAGCCTGCTGCTGCAGATGCAGGGCGAGAAGCTGTTCGGCAAGGCGGGCCAGGGGCTGAACACGGTGGACGCGGCGGCGTACATCGAGGACAAGCGCACGCTGCAGGGCTTCGTGGGCCGCGGCGGCGAGGTCGCCACGCCCGAGCAGGAGGCATGGGTCAAGCAGCGCGTGACCTACGAGGACGTCACGGGCGACGAGATGCGTAGAACAGGTGTGCTGTCCCCGACGCAGGACGTGACCACGCCCACGGGCGCGCCTGGCCCGTCCGCGCACGTGATGCACCTGTACGAGGGCGACCAGCCAGGCCAGGTCGGCTGGGCCAAAAAGAAGAGCGGCGTCGGCTGGAGCGACACGGTGACGCACCACCGCGAGACGGTGCTGGACCCACAGCTGGGCGAGCGCCCGCGGACGATTGCCGAGGCGCAGGCGGCCCACGCCAACAACCCGTACGGCCCCAACAACACGCGCGGCGAGTTCCAGCCGATGGACGACATGGTCACCCGCTTCTCGACCAGCCTGTACCAGTCCGAGCGCGCGCTGGCCAACCGCGACGCGTGGGTCATCGCCCGCAACGATCCACAGGTCTCTTTCCGTCTGACGCCAGGCCAGCGGCCACCTCCCGACTGGCAGCAGGTCGACCCCAACTGGCACATGGGCTACGGCCAGCAGCAGTACATGCTCGAGCCCAACCTGGCGCGCTACCTGGACAACATCACGGGCGTGGCGCCGACGATGCGCGACTGGCCGATCATCAACTGGCTGTGGGGCGCCAACGCGCCGCTCAAGATGGCCGCGTTCGCCGCCTCGCCCGTGCACATGACCAACGTCGTGCTGCGCGCGCACTCGGTGCTGGCGGCCAACGGCGTGCTCGGCAACGGCGTGGGCGAACTGCTCAAGGGCTGGGTCCTGCCGACGTTCCGACCAGGCGGGCTGACCGACCTGATGCTGGGCAACGCGCGCACCGCGCTGCGCGCCGCCGACGCGGGCGTGACGCTGGGCCACTGGGGAGACGACCTGGCGGCGCAGGGCACGCCCTCGATTCAGAACGCGCTCAAGCGCATGACGTGGGCGGGCGCGGGCTCGGGCTCGGCGGCCTACCTGAACGCCAAGCGCACGGGCGCGACCGACGCGCAGGCCTGGGACGCGGCCTGGAAGGCGGGCCTGCTGGGCACCCTGCCGTTCGCGCCTGGCGCGGGGGCGCTGCTCAAGGGCGGCATGAAGATAGCCGGGCATGACGTGTCGCAGACGGCGGCGATGTCGACCGCCGACCTGATCCACAACGCCATCTTCTACCAGGCGCTGCCCGCGGCCAAGATCGGCATGTGGGACATGCTCACGCGCTCGGGCGCCGACGAGCACCTGGCCGCGGATCTGGTGAATGAGACACTCGGCGGGCTGGATCTGGTCAAGATCGGCCGCGCGCCGTGGATGCAGGACCTGCTGCGCTTCGGCTTGGTGTCCTCGGACTTCGAGGAAGGCGAGATCAGGACGCTGTGGAACGCCTTCGGCAGCGGCCCGCGCGGCGCGTTCACGCGCGGCACGTTCGTCAAGGGCATGGCCACGATCTACGGCACCACCGAGTTGCTCAACCTGGCGGGCAACGGCCACTTCATGCACGACAACGGGCGCGGCCACGAGTGGGACCTGGAGACCACAGGCTTCCAGGACAGGCTGGCCGACCTGGCGGGCAAGCCCGAATGGCGCAGTGTGGACCCTGCCACAGGCGCTCCCACGCGTACCTACCAGGAGGTCATGACGCCGCTGCGCTGGATCATGCAGACGCTGGGCGAGGGCACCAAGCAACTGGCCTACAGCGCTGGCCAACTCGAGACGCTGTCGCCCGACGAGCAGGAGGCCCAGGCGGGCGCGCAGCTGAACAAGCAGTACGGCGGCGACGTGAGCCAGGGCAACCTGCCGCCGAACCTGGGCCACATGCTGGGCCAGGACCTGCAGCTGCGCCAGGGCTTCGGGCTGTCGATGGGCAAGGGGCTGGTCACCCTGGGGGGCACGCTCGCCTCGGGGCGCGACCAGGCCTTCGACTGGACGGGCAAGAAGTACAGCCCACCAGGCGCGGAGCCGCAGAGCCCCTGGGCGGCGGCGGGCACCGCGCTGGCGTCGATGATCGCCTCCGACGCGCCGTCGGGCATCTCCAGCACGCTGCAGAAGATCAACGTCGAGCACCCCGAGAAGTCGCGCCTGATGGACGCCATCATGGCGGGCACGGGCGCGGCGCGGCTGTCGGTGCAGTCCGAGGTGGCGGACAACCTGCAGGCCGCCGAGAACCTCAAGGAGTGGCTGGGCTTCGACCCACAGACGCAGCAGACGCTCGACCAGGCGTGGACCAACCAGCGCCAGGCCAACACCGACGCGCGGCAGAAGATCTTTGCCGACGCGCCGACGTCCTCGGCCACGCACGCCGAGCTTGACAGGCAGCTGCAGGACAACTCGGTGCAGCGCAAGGACCTGACCACGCGCCAGCAACTCGCGGTGGACTACCTGAAGAACGTGAGCCCAGATGTGGCCAATAAGGTGCAGCAGTTCTTCCAGAAGATCTACGACCCTAAAGGCGATGCCTCGACTCGCCCCGCCGACACGCAGGCCGATCTTTCGGGGCTGGCGCAGGGTTACTGGCAGCCCGCCGACGTGGACCCCAAAGACACCGCGGCGGTCAACAAGGCGCGCTATCAGGTGCTTGGCGAGCTTGGCCAGCAGACGGGCGAAGAGCCGTACGCCATCGAGGACGCCTTCAAGTGGACGGCGCAGAACACCGATAGCAACGGCATCGTCAAGCCGATGCCCACGCTGCCAGGCGTGACCAGCGCGCAGCTGGGCCAGATGGCCACCGACTTTCTGAACATCGACACCGACACCAACGGCAAGACGCCGAGTGACCCCGACGCCAAGGCGCAGCGCGCCGACGACCAGCGCGCGTACCTGGACCAGCAGGCGCGAGCGCTGGGCGTGGACGCCAACACGCTGCTCGAGCGCATCAACCTGAGGCTGGCGTCGCCCGACCAGGCGCAATCGGGCCTGGAGAAGAGCTACAACAACGCGCTGCAGGCATACTTCGACTCCAAGGACGCCAGCAAGTTCCCCAGGTACGTGTTCCCCGACGGGCACAGCGTGACGGCCCAGGACGAAAAGAGCATCGACAGGCTGCTGGCCACGGCCTCGAGCGCGCAGAAGAAGTACGACCCCGAGGTGCGCCAGTACGTGGACGCGCTCAAGGAGGGCACGGATCGGCGCGAGCAGTCGATCCAGAACAGCCCCTACCGCGCCGACTACGAGCAGTGGTTCGGGCTGGGGCGCAACATGTCCGAGGGCGACTACGCGGCGTATTCGCAGGGCGACGTGCTGGGCTACAAGGACCTGAGCGGCGCCAACGCGCCGAAGAACGAGACCATCAAGCGCGACATGATCCTGGAGCTTTACAGGGCCTCCGACCTGCAGCAGCGCGCCAACACCCACGTCACGGTGTGGGTCAACGGCCAGCCGCGCGACACCAACCTGCTGGCGGCGTATCGCTACCTGCACAACAAGAACGTTTACATCCCCACCGCGGGGCGCGACCTGCCCAGCACCGCGGCCAGCGACGACGCCAACCCCAGTGGCGATCAGCTTCTGGCGGGAGTACAGTAGGGGCACGCCATGGCCAAGAAGACCAGCACGGACGCCTTCAGGGCTCCGGCACTGAAGTACCAGGGCAAGATGCAGATCCTGGGCGGACCCATCCCGATTGGCGAGATGCACCGCCCGTACGTCAGGAAAGAGCGCGACCGCCCCCTGGGCGCCGAGGGCAAGGACCTGCGCCCCGAGCGGCCCGAGATTCAGAAAGCGCCGCCCGCGTCGGTCGCGCGCGCTCCGAAGCACACTGGGAAAGGAGGTAGCTGAGATGTACGCACGTCGTCGTCGGGGCGGTCGCAAGCACTGACAAGCTCCCAGGGGGGTCAGCCTGACGGCCTCTTTCATCTACCCTGACCCCCCTGGCTAACCCCACTGTGGAGAGCGCATGGCACAGTCCATCAACAGCAAGCACCAGAAGGTGTCGGGCAAATCGACGGGCACCAACGCCGACTTCAAGCGTGACGGCTACGCCGCGGGCCCCGTGCCGAAGAGCATGATCGGCACCAAGGTCGGCCTGACCAACCACGTGGGCTATTCGGGCCCCGATGCAGCACAGGGAACGCACAACGGATAAGAGATGACCACCCAGGATCTCGACCCGTCTGCAACCGCTGAAGAAGATCCCCCGTCGCCGCCATCCGACGGTAGTGACCAGGCGGCCCCAGAGCAGGACGAGAACGAGCGCGAGCGAGAGCTACAACGACGCCTGACCCAGCAGGGCCGCGAGGCCGCCGCCGCCCGAACCGCCGCGGCGCAGGCCCAGCAACAGGCCAGCGTGCTGAATCAGAACGTCCAGCAGCTACAGTCGCAGGTCCAGCTTCTGACCGCCCACTTGAACGAACAGCAGCGGGCTGACGCCGAGCGTCAGCAGAAGGAACTCGAAAACTACCTGTCTACCCTGCCCCCCGAGCAACGCCTGGATCGCAGGATCGATCTACTGAACGAGCAGGTCAGGCAGCTGCAGACTGCCGCGACGCCGTCGCGCCCAGTGCAGCCCCAGCCTGTGCCGCCGCAGCAGGTCGCCCCACAGTTCGCGCCCACCGACCAGCAGACGCTGGAGTACATGCGCGAGCGCGCCATCGCCATCGTCAACGAGGCCGAGCAGGAGTTCGGCGTCAAGGTGGACGTGGGCCAGCTAACGGACGCGGACTGGGAGACGGAAGAAGCGTTTTACCGAGCGGTGATCAAACGCGCCGCGAGTGGCAATGGAGAAGCTGTGGCAAACAAGAAACCCCCCGCCAACGAAACCCCGCAACAGATGCAGACGCGTATCCGACGCGAGGTCGAGGAATCCCTCGGGGTCAGTTCCCCGAACGGCCCTCGGTCAAGCGCGCCGCGCGGCCGCAAGCCCACCGAGGAAGACGTGCACAGCCTGGTGAACAACTACTCGTCCGCCAGGGGGCCCAAAGCCGCGGTGGCCAAGATGCGGGAGATGCGCGAGCGCATGGGTTGACGACAGGTACGACTGGCACACAAGCACTCGGCGCTCAGGTGAAGCCTCTGTACGGCGGACGCAAGCCCAAGCGGAAGAAGCCCAAGGCTGCGTCGAAGACTTCATCCAGGAGACGCTAAACCATGCCACAGGGCACGACGGGTACCGTCGCGCTGGCCCCTGAAGTCAAGGCGATGTACGACGCCGACTTCTACCTGCAGGGTCAGTCGATGGTCTACTGGGACCAGTTTGCGGACCTGAAGGGTCCGATCATGAACGGGCAGCGCGGCATCAGCCAGAACTTCCCGATCATCGAATCCATGCCGCCCAACTTCACCGTGCTGGACGAGTTGATCGACGTCTCGCCCAACCAGATGCGCGGCTCGGAAGTGGTCGTCACGCTCAGCGAGTTCGGCGGCGCCATCGAGGTCACCAAGTTCCTGGTGGCAACGGCCTACGCCGACGTGTACAAGCAAGCGGCTTACGTCAACGGCTACAACCTGGCCGAGAGCATCGACTATATCGCCCGCGCGGTGTTCGGCCAGGGCAGCAGGGTGTGGTTCCAGAACAACCACACCGCGCGCAACCAGTTCGCGGGGCAGACCACCACCCAGGACGTGATGACCATCCGCTTCCTGGAGATGATGGCCATGATCGCGCGCTCGATCAAGATGCCGCTGTACGAGGACGGCGCGATTGCCGCCTGCGTGCACCCCTTCGTGCTGTACGACCTGATGCAGGACACCACCAACGGCGGCCTGCGCACCATGTCGCAGTACAGCCACCCCGAGATCCTGTTCAACGGCGAGATCGCCTACTGGGGCGGCAACCGCCTGATCGTCTCGGCCAACGCCAAGGGCTTCTGGGGCGCGGGCGCGGCGCCCGCCACGGGTCCCGTGGCGACGACTACCACCGCGGCCATCAACCCAGGCGACACCACGATCACCGTCGCCTCGGGCACCAACATCGCCGTCGGCCAGTGGCTGGCCATCGTCGACACCGCCGAGCCAGGCAACGTGTGGACCGACACCAACGAGTTGTTCCGTGTCACGGGCGTTTCGGGCACGACCATCACGGGCTTCGTGCTCGACCCAGGCCCTGGCGACGCGGGCGGCTTTCGCTGGCCGCACGCCTCGGGTGTCGCGGTGACCAACAACAACTCGGTCTACCCCGTGCCGATGTTCGGCCCCAACTCGGTCACCAAGGCGGCTAGCTCGTGGACTGGCCCATACGGTGAGACGGTAGTCACTGGGCCGTTTGACCGCCTGGGCCGCTTCCTCACGTTTGGGTGGTACCTGATCGCGGGCTACGCGCGTACGCGCAACGCGTGGCTGTTCCGCGGCGAGGTGGGTAGCTCGCAATCGTGACCGCGATCCACATCCCCGATCAGGACAGGCCGCTCGACTACAACCCCCAGAAGGCGGGCGAGTTCTACGACACCTGCCCGCACGACGGCTGCCTGGAGGTCGACGCCAGCTTCCGCAACGAGGGCACGGGCGACCACGAAGGTGCCCACGACTGGTCGATCTTCTCGGCGGACAGGCGCAAGGGCGGCTGCGGCGGGGTGTGGTCGCGCACCACGCCGCAGGGTCAGCAGCGGCTGGGCAAGCCCGCCAACGGATTGACCTCCGACGCCCTGGCCGAGCGCAGCTACTGGATCCCGTCGCAGGCGTATCGGGACAACTACGACCGCATCTTCAAGAAGGGAGCCTACGCGCCGCAATCCCTCGACGTACATTCTCCCCAAGGGTCACTGACTCCATGTGACGGGGATTGATACAAGCTCTATTGCGGCATAGATGATCCACAGTGTTCGCGTCGTACCCATAGCAAGCGCGGAAGAGCAAGCGGTGAAGGTACTGTTCTCGCCAGAGAGCGTAGCCCGCAATCGTCCGAGATCCCAGCCAGGTCCAACATTCTCCGTCCTTGCGGATACGTTGGAGGAACCAGGCTGCGTCGTGGGGTTGGTGAAGGTACTTGCAATCGGGGCAACGTGCCGAAAAATATTGTCTCTTCGTCCCGTCCGCTTTGGGCCGACCGTAGACAGACACGCCGCACTCCGTACAGGGTTTCGATGGGAGGCGATGCATCCAGCAATGGTACACCAGAGGATCTTCGGGCATGCATAAGCGCACCGCGGAGGGGGGTGTGGTGACCCTGGACGAGAACCAGGACCACACGCTGTGGCCGTGCATCCAGCACGACCCCAGCATCCCCTGCGACGAGGCGCTGCGCATGTGGCAGGATCCGCGCGGCAGGCGCATCCTGTACGCGCAGGAGGCTCGTTATGCCCGTTACCCCACGCCCCCTCGCTAGCGCGATCATGGTGCCCACGCGCTCGGTCGCCGTGCCGACCCAGGCGGGCAAGCAGGTGCAGTTCCGCAACGGCATGGCCAGCATCAACGACACGCGCGACCTGCCGTACCTGTTCGCCCGAGACGACGTCAAGGTGATGGTCACCGACTACGCCATGGGCTGGATGGACGACGTGCTGGCCCACACCAGGGCTATCAAGGCGGACGTGCGCTGGCCCACGGGCTACGAGGTGCAGCACACCAGCGAGACCGAGTACGCCGTCAACAAGGTCGAACCCCCGCCGCCCGTGCACGTCAGCCTGCCTGGCGACCCGCTCGAGGCGGTGCTGAAGGAGAAGCCCAGGTGGCGAAAACCGCCCAGCAACTCATCCGCGAGCTAGGCACGCGGCTCAACCAGCTTGTGGTCAGCCACCCCAGCGCGGGCGGCAACACCTCGCTGCACGACCCCAGCCTGGTGCAGTACTTCCCCCAGGCGATCACCCAGTTCAACGGCTGGGTGTACGCCTCGCAGCCGACCAACCCGCTGAACGCGGGCCTGGAGCAGCGCGGCCAGAACTGGACCACCGACGGCACCCTCACGCTGTACGCGCCAGGCTTCCCCGCGCCGATCACAGGCGGCGAGTACGAGATCAACATGCGCTTCCCCAGGGCACGCCTGGCCGAGGCGGTCAACGCGGCCGTGGGCCAGCTGGGGCTGACGTGGTACCGCGACTGGATGGACGAGAGCATCGTCACGCTGCCCAACACGTGGGTCTACTACCCGCCCGCGGCGCAGAACTGGTCGAGCATCTACCGCCTGGAGATCCAGATCAACCTGAACACCACCCAGCTGGGCTACCCGTACGCCGACGCGGAGTACCTGAACTGGCGCCCGCGGCGCTACGTCGACCAGATGGGCGTCGAGACGTGGCTGATCGAGTTCGGCATCCTGCCGCCGCCCGACCGCAAGCTGCGCATCTTCGGGGAGGGCTACTACCCCGACCTGCAGAAGGACGCCGACGTGCTGCCGCTGGCGGGCAAGTGGGAGCGCGGCGCGCTGGACTGGATCTACGACTACGCCGAGTTCAGGCTCAACTGGTGGCTGACCAACAAGCAGCCCACCGCGGAGGCCGAGAAGACGCGCCAGCAGGCCATGGACCGCCTGGAGAACCAGAAAAACCAGTTGCTGCAGAACAGCCCGTCGCACCGTCCTGGGCGCATCGTCACGCCAGGCCACGGCGACGCGATGGCGTTCCCCTCGCCCGAGGACTGGCGCTATTTGGGCGCGTTCAAGAGTTCCTCGTTCATCAGGGGCGGGTAGCCGCGCTTGGCGTTCGGCAACGGCACGGTCGCCTACGCCTGGCAGAACGTCCAGCCTGGCCAGGTCGAGGAAGTCATCCTGGGCGGCCTGCCGATGCAGCTTGTGCCAGGCAAGTACGTCGTCCAGGAGGCCGACCGCTTCGGGGAGAAGGTCACCCAGGGCGACCTGAAGTACGCCGACTTCAACCCCTTCGAGTCGGCGCAGGCCGCCTCGACGCTGATCTCGGGCGCGGGGCTGCAGCGCTACAGCGACGTGCTGGACCCCTCGACGGTGACGACCTACTACAAGGAGACCTCCAACGTCTCGTGCGTGGAGATGCCCACGGTGCTGTCGCCCGAGATGCTGCAGCAGAGCGTGCCAGGCGCCGCGGGGCCGCTGGTGTGGATGGCCGACGTGTACCTGTCCGACGGCTCGCTGCACACCGTCGGCGTGGGTCCCAATGGCATCTGGACGCGCGCCGCCTCGGGCGCCTGGACGCTCAGCGTGGCGCTGCCCGCCGCGCCGCTGCAGAACGCGGTCAGCTTCTTCCGTGCCACGCTGATCATCGGCTACGGCACGGCGCACACCGCGCAGTCGACCACCGATCTGGTCACGCTGGTAGACGTCACGGGCAACTCGAGCGCCGCCTCGGGGCCCGATACGGGGCCGATCTACGTCTACGCCGCGACCAGCGACCACGCCTCCTCGTACGTGGCGGGCGCCAACACCGCCGACCCGACCATCGTGCTGAATAGCCTGAACGCCACTAACAACTACCAGACGCCGACCCACACGGGGGGTGGGCCCATCGTCTCGCTGGCGCCTGGCGGCGGCATCGCGCAACTCTACGTGGGCAAGGAGCAGGAGCTTGGCGAGCTTGACTCGCAGGGCCTGTACCGCACGCTGGTGCCTTTCGACGGGCGTTACAGCGGCAACTGCCAGCCGATGCGGTGGTACCTCTCAAGCGGCGCCGACGCGCAGCGCGGGCCGACGGTGCTGGTCTTCCCCAGGGGTCAGGGGCTGTGGCTGTACGCGCCCTCGACGATCACCGCGGGCGACTCGTACAACATCAGCCCGTGGTCGCAGCCGTGGCTGCGCCCGCCCAACGCGCGCGGCGCGGTGACCGCCATCCAGGGCTCCTCGCGCTGGCTGTACTTCGCCGTGATGCGGCGCGCCGACGGCCACACGTGGATCTACCGTAGAGACGCGGCCACGGGCGCCAGCCATACGTGGCTGGACCTGGGCGTGGGCACGTGCAGCGCCATGGCCATCTCGCAGAACGTGCCCGCGAGCCCAGGCAACCCCGTGCTGCTGGTGGGCTACGGCAACACGGTGCTCTCCGTCGTGCTGCCGCTGGACGGCGACTCGGACAGGGACGACCCCGCGTGTCGGCACACCACGGTCGGCTACCTGGACCTGCCCGACACCGACCTGGGCTTCCCCGACGAGGACAAGATCCCGTTCTCGGTGCGCGTGGCGGGCGAGCGGCTGGCGCCCAACGAGCGCTGGCTGTCGGTGGACGCTATGCTCGACTCGAGCGGCACGTGGATCACGCTGGGCAACGTCAACACCACGCTGCCCGCGGCCGAGCTTGAGTTTCCCTCCAACCTGAAGTTCCACCACCTGTCGATCCGCGTGTGGTTCCACACTACTGACGGCTCGGAGAGCCCCGAACTGTGGGGCATGTCGGTGCGCATGTCGCTCAACCCCAAGGTGTACCGCCTGTTCATCATCCAGTGCACCGTGCCGACTGCATCATTTCAGACACTGGCCGACAACCTGCAGAACCCCTACACGCTGATCCAGACGCTGTGGCAGGCGCGTCGCGATGGCTTCCCCGTGACGTACTCCGATCCGTGGAACGACCAGTTCCTGGCGCGCATCCTGAAGATGCAGCAGACGCAGATGCTACGCCAGCCCGACATGGTGCCCGAGACGACGCTCGACTTCACGCTGCTGGAGTTCGTCAAGGGCAGGACCTCGCTCGACTTCCTGTACGATACGGTGCAGCCCGACGGGCCGCTCGACCCGACGCTGTACGGCTACGACGAGCCGCTCGCGCTCTACGACACGGTGACCTGATGGCGCTCAACTCCACCAACTTCGTCGTCCAGGGACCCATCAAGTCCGCGGACATGCTGCAGTTCGTCAACCTGTTCACGGGGGTCATGCTCGACCAGCCCGTGACGTTCAAGAACGTGCTGACGGTGGGCGGCAACCAGAGCACCGCCACGGTGCCGCTCAAGCTGTACGGCGCGGTGGGCCAGACCACGCACCTGCTGGACCTGTACATCGACCCCACCAACGCCAACCCAGGCTGGGGCATCGGCGCCTCGGGGGCGATGGGCTGGGGCCCCTCGGGCTCGTCCACGCAGGACACCTTCCTCTCGCGCGTCGGTGTCCAGAACGGTCACGTCACAGATACCGCCGGCTTGCTGATCCAGCCCTACCTGGACCTGGCGGGCACGATGCAGATAGACGGCGCGCTCAACTGGAAGACCTCGGGGGGTTCGATCCAGCAGGGCGGCGCGGGCTCGCTACTGCTGACCGTCAACCAGAACCTGACCGTCAACGGCAATCTGATCGTGGTGCCGGGCATCCCCAACGCCCAGCTTGGCCCCGACGTCGCGCGCGCCAATCTGCTCACGAACGGCGGCTTCGACGTGTTCCAGCGGCCTGGCCCCATCACGACGAATGGTGTCTGTGCGGATCGGTGGACGATCGGCCTTGCTGGCGGGGACACCATGTCAGCCAGCGCTGATGGCACGAATCAGGACACCGGCTCGGTCCGCTGTCTGGCGATCGCGTATACCCGCTCCGCTGGACCGAATACCAACATTGCGCAGACGCTCAAAGTCACGGACGGCAACGCAGTGCGTGGCAGGACGCTCAGTTTGAGCGCGCGTGTTAGGGGATCGGTCGCTGGCGGTGTCTACGTGCAAGTGAGTTCGGACGGTACAGGTGGAAGTGGCACCAACTCGACTGCGTTCCAGGGGCTCGGCACCTACGAAACGCTCACGGTGGCAGGCAAAGTGATCCCGGTCGACGCAACGCAAGTGACCGTCACTATCCTCTTTGGGACCTCAGGAACGTATTACCTCGACAACTTCAACCTCGTGGTCGGCTCGCAGCCCGCCAACTACGTGCCGCTCCATCCAGCGGACGACTTGAATCGGTGTCTTAGATATTACGAAATT